GATAATTTCTTCCCGGCCATACCACCCGTAGCACCTATTACTCCTACCGGAACACCTATAAGGAAGTCCTTACCGAATGTCTTGAGCGTCTCATAGGCGTCATAGTCGTCAATATCGCTACGAGACAACTGCTCCATCACGTTCTGTGCAGCGCCATACTGACCCAAGGTGAAACCCGTCTGTGCACCACGTTCAATCAGTGTGGCAGCCACAGCCTTCTTGGTGGCCTGCTCGGCTACCCCCTTGGCCATACCTGACCGGACAAGCTTATTCTTTGCCCACCTGGCAACCTTGCTTATACCTTTAGTGGCAGCAGCGGACCCCTTGGCGGCAGCGCCAAAAGGACCTGCATCCAAGCCGAGACTTACAAGGCCTGTTGTTATACTCTCAGGGACAGAGGGGTCGTAGTCAGCAAACCTCTCCTCACGGGCAGCCTTCATCTTCTGCATCTCCTGGGAAGCGTATTGGAAAGGGTTATCCTTCTTAAGCTTGGTACCCTGATCAAGCATAGATAAGAACATTACGCTCTTAGCCACAAGGCTACCAGCGGCTCCTTGTTCCATGATATAATCAAATGTACCGGGGTCTATATCAGGGCGAGACTCTATATTGAAGACATCAGACTGAGAAACATCACCTGCTCTGTCCGTCTCTTGCCCTTTCTCAAAGGATGTGCGGAAACCGTCAGTCTCCGATGGTGATTGGGGAGTTAAGGATACGCCAGAGTCCTCGTCTTTTTTTTTTTACGCCCAACACATCCTCAGGAGAAGGGATAGTCTTGTCCTGCTTTCCTAACACCTCTGAAGGGGAAGGAATCTTTTTATCTTGTATGTCGGTTCCGTTAGCCATTACCTCTTTTCTTTAATTCAGCGATATCCTTATCAGTCCATCCGCCCTGTCGTAGCTCATCCTCTGTGTACTCTTCACCTTGAATGGAGAAAACCGCTTTGTTTGTCTCTCCATTAAACCAAGTAGAAGGATTGAGCCACTTGAATTTCTTTTCTTCCTTAGCCTGCTCCTTCGGCTTCTCGCCTTGCTTGCTTTCCCATTCAGACTTCCACTTATCGTACACCTCACCGAAGTCATACTTCATCAATGATCTTGTATCCTCAACATCACCAAGAGCAGTCAAAGCTTTGAGCACACCACGGTACTTCTTCTTTCCACCTGGAAGATCAATAGCCTCAAGCACCTTGTCGAAAGGAAGGTCGTCCTCATTGGAGGCAGTGATCCATACCTCACCGTTCTTTGTGGGATCCAAGGCATATTCAACCTTACCATTCTTGAAGGTCACCTGTTGAGGCTGTACCCATATACGTGAGCCAGGATCAAATTGAACGTCCTCTGTGAACTCCAACTGATCGGCAGGTATATTAATAAGCATGGGCTTGATAATGGACATTCCATCACCGGGATCACCCAAGGCTAGTTCCTGATACCCCTTTTGAAAGACAGCATCGTTATCATAGATATATACTGAATCATTATCAGAGAACCGCGTCTTCATAGACTCCCTGTCAATAGGGCTTACATAATCACGCCTTGCAGAATAACTCTTGTACCTGGTGTCCTCAGCTTGTAGAGCAGCTTCCATCTGATTGTAGTACCGCATATTGGCAGCGGCCACCTCATCGCCATTAGCCATGCTTATGTACTTCCGTCTCTCAGCATCAGAAACCTTATTACTCCTAAAGGTCTTTTGTATATTCCACGGCTGATCACGAGAAATAGACCGGGAAATGATATCCTCCATGGGAACATTATATGGTATATTCCACCGCCCTACCTGTGTAACTCTATCCTCCCTCTCCGAGATATTCTCCCTCTTTACATCCGAGTACTCATACTTAAGCCCAGTGTCCATTAGGTTCTGTAAGCCTACAGCTATAGGATCCTGAGCGGCAGGTAACAGAGGCGGCGTCTCAGGCCTAACACCCTCTTTCAACCACGTCTCTTGATATTCAGTCCATGTCTCTGTATCGTACTTCCATGGAGCAGCGTTATACATCTTAGCAGATTGCACGAACTCATCGTTAGCAGCCTTGATATATCCCATGTGAGAGATAGCACGACCCCTGGCCTGCTGCATCTTCATTAAATCCTGCGTGGTCATGGGCCCCTTGCGCTTCTTATTCATCATGGTCATCTCATCAATATAACCATCCATGATAGAAGCTATCCTGTCCTGTGCTGCCGCAGAAGAAGCGTACACCGGATCAAGCTCTAACATCTTAGCGAAAGCATCCCTATCCTTTACAGCATTCTCTATCTCCATTGTCTTTCGAGCCTGCTCCTGCTGACCGAACTGACTTAAAGCCTGTAAAGCATATCCACGTACTTGTGGTGCCTCTGCTCCTCTACCTGTATATATTGTTTGAACTGCCATAATTATTGTCCGAAGGGTAATTGATCATAAGTTCCACCTGGAGGAGAATAAGCAGGTCTCATGGGGTCCGTCATTCCCTGTTGAACAGGGTTAGGTGAAGCCATTCCCTGTGCACCACCACCTAAACCACGAAGCCAATTTGCTGTGGCAGGGTTCTGAGTCATACCCCAAATATCCTGTGATAGCATGTTAGCACCCTGTATGCCTGCGGCAGCACCCATATCCATTCCCTGATACTTCATCTGCAAGCCCATATTACGCATATCCACAGCCTCATTCTTCTGCTGTTGCCATGGTATCCACTCATTGTATTCAAACTGCTGCTGCTCCCAAGGAGCCCTACTTGCTACAGCTTGTGCGTAATTCTGTTGCTGTCCAGACCTGTACTGAGAAGCGGCTATACCCATCTGGCTTAACGCTCTCATGCGGTTTTGTCCCGCAGCTAAAACAGCAGCCATAGTATCAGCACCTTGTCCTGCCTGCATAGCCCCGCTTAACATACCGGCATTAGTCTGAGCAATATCCTGACGCATCTGTGTAGCACCAGGCATCTCCTGACGAGCCATCTTACGGCTTAGGTTGATATAGTCATCAACGCTCTGAGGCACCTCCATGGTGGGAGAGGGCCCTAGCATAGCATCTTTCTGCGCTGCCTGTGACAAGTAAGACTCGCCCTCCTTACGCATCTTCCTTGCTTTTCCTCCGGCAACCAAAGAACTTATGCCCTTGATGGCTGTCCCTGCAAGCATCGCTATAGTAACTGGATCCATATTAATCTATTTATTGCAAATTTACTTATATTCTACTAATACTACCTTTTACATCAATCTTAAATAGGTTTACAGCAACCGTATCGTCATTAACCAACCTGTGTTTGATATAATAACCACGTAGATGCTCACCCCTTAACAGATCAATCGTTTTGGCCGATGACGAGTTGGTCTTCATGTTCCTGAAATAATTAGAACAATAGATGCCCTCTCTTAATTTGAACCTGGACTCAGGCACTTTGCTCTGCATACCATTCTCATACGTGTCATCAGACATCACAGATATGTAATTACAATCCCATGGCTTATTGGAATGTATAGCTAACACCTCATATACCTTCTTAACGGAGGGATACTCATTTGAAAAGAACTCTAAGATAGAGTCTCGCTGATCACCCCAAAAGTTGTTGCGTGTGGTATTGGAGTTGTGTATATAAACATCCTCACCCACGTAAGACATCAGCCTCAAACTACCATGACCAAAGATAAGCCCACTATTGACGGCCTGTGACGTTGTTGACGTTGTTGACGTAGAGGTGGATGTACTGCTAGTCGAGGTAGAGCTTGAGCTAGTCGTACTTGTGCTAGTGCTTGACGTGCTAGTACTGGACGTTGAAGACGTGCTAGTCGATGACGTGCTGGTTGAGGATGTGCTGCTAGTCGATGACGTGCTAGTAGACGAAGAACTAGTGGAGCTTGTGCTGGAAGTGCTCGTAGTTGTCGTCGTAGTGGTAGTCGGCACTGACGTAATATCATCGCCTATCTGCAAGAAGCCGTACCACTTATCCTGTGGCTCATGAAACATGATCACTTCATCATTGCTATCATCGGCAGCATCAACGAAATGAACGTACAACATATTGTACTCGTAGTCGTACGCTGAGTATACCTGAATGTTACTTACCCCTGAAGCACGTAGAGCAACAGACTTCTCGTGGAAGTATCTGCGCATCTTATTATGTGAAATAGGATGTAAACCGTTAGGTGAATCCTTGATATATGCTTCCCGGTATACATCATAGAAGAATACGGTCCTGTCTTTGAGTATCACACTCTCGGGGAATATGGTTCCGTAATGATAGTTGGAATATACAGCATCTCCCAATACGTTATCAGACTTGATAAGCTGTGAGGTCCCATCTGCATTATATATCTGCTGCTTACTAACAAGGACAGCCGCTGAGTTACGCTCGAAATAAACCTTAAGGGTATTACCAGCCTGACGCATAGCAATGATGTTACCATGGTCTGTGCTCAACTCCTTGTAGTCAAGGAAGTCAAACGTAGATAGCCCACTGCTCTTTGTGTTGGGGGAGAACTTATTGGTATATCTTACGTTGTTTAGGAACCTCTCACCTATACCCGTGAAAGCACCGCTCTTTCCCTGACCCCATCCCTCCGTGTCACTGAAGTCAGACCAACTATATGACTCCACGAACACGGCATTATCCACAACCGAACAAGCCGCCAATGAAAACAGCCTTGTTATAACCCACACATCACCACTACTTAACTGCCCTGTGGCATTCTGCGCTGACGTTTGATCCTGTGTAGCGCCCCTGTGATAGTAAACCCCTGAGTCTTCATAGATACCATACAGATCACCATACTCATAGTATACGGTGTTACCAGCCTGCTTCTTGGGCCTGTATATCTCTATTATATATGTTTCATCATCAATGCCTCCTGCCGTAGTGGTCGTGGTTGTACCCGGAGCAACAAGGGCATCTATATAAACATAATTGTTTACATCATCGTACTCCAAAATCTCGTAATCCTTATTCTCAGCAGCCACTGATAACCCAGTATAATCAGAGGGTAAGTCTACACCTGTAGTGATAAACCGAACCCTGTCACCCGTCTCGAAAGAATATGAATCAATACTCGTGTTAGGGAAGTAATGATCATAACCTGAATCCTCATCATCTATCTTCTGAAGGGGAGATATATCAATCCTCGTCCAATTATCGGCTGATGTGCCCTTGACCTGTGAAGATATCTCATACACGTTATACTGCCAGAACTTATCAATTGTTTGATTCCCTGCATAACCCCACCTCCAATATTTAGCCCATTGTGGGGGGACATGACTCACCTCCCAATCAATATACCTTTGAAAATTTGTGCTCTCACCGGGAACAACCTCGGGAAGTGTCTCCATGTATACACGCATGGAAGAATCAAACACGGGCTCACTCCTACGCAATACATCATCATAATAAAATATACATAGTGGATGCCAAGCACCATTCTTAAAGGAAGCGTACTTCTTAGCCAAACTGGACGTGGCAGCAGGACCCCATAGCTGTATGCTACTAACATAGCCCGATGGAATAGCAGAGTGGAACTGTATCTTGCTTCCTGGAGAGGTGATACCCTCAACACCGCCCTGTGCTAACAAGGCGATCATCGCATCTATATACGTGTTTACAGACGCTATATCCCCAGCTGTCAATTCATAATAATAATCAATACCCGATATTCTCACTTTAATGGCATCACCAGCATCTGTGTCTGCAAGCGTAACAGCGCTGCTGAGCTCCCATAGGAACTTACCCTCAGCAGCATCCCACGTAGAACCCCATCCATAAGTTTGGTCCGCACTACCAGACTCTTCAATAATAGACAGGGCCCGATACCCCGTGGTTAGCGTTACATCAATATCAAGCGACATGTCAAAGCCCTCCACATTCCCCCCATAGGCAGAACGTTCACCATCAAGAGACCACTGAGCCTTTGATGTCTTGGGTAATGGGTTGTATTGCTTCTCTATAGACACGTTATCCACCACCTCATAGGAGCGGTCATTGTAAAAATCCACATTGAAAGAGGTTCCGCTTAATCCAATAGCAGCAGACACCTGATCAATCCTCTCGGCTACCTTCCAATCATCATTGGGTCCTTCCCGGAAAAGAATCTCCATAAACTCAAACAGCATATCCCAATCAACCCATGAGCCTGCCGCTGTCGTCTCTGTGGCTGGGAAGTCAATAGTGATCTTGTTATAATCCTGAATAGAACCGACTACCTCACCCTTGTTTGTTTCTGAGGAGGGCGGATAAATAGAACCCGTAAATGGAGAAGAGACTGAATATCCCTGATCAGGAACATAATACCTATAACAGAACTGGAACCTGCGCCCCCTTATATTATTATACTCATAGCTGGTATCGGTTCCAACGGTGGCAGATGGGGCGTTAGGAAGCGTGAAAGGTATATTATAATATTCCCTTACCCTGCCGTATGACTCATAATCAGCACTGCTCGGATATGTGTCAACGTCCTGATATGTGAAATCAACAAACTCCACACTATCGGAACCCAAAGCAAAAAGAGAACTCGATTTCCCTACACCTGCCTCCAATATCTTAAACACCCTGTTCCTGTCTTTCACATAATCACCGACAGACCATGACGTGCCATCAACACTATAGGTTCTTGTATAAGCATACCAATCCCAATACGCCCATACAACATTGATAGCCCTGGGTGAGGATGATCGGGGGTTGAAGTGAAGGAAGTCCCCTATCATGTACGCATCCACAATAGGATAATCAATATCCAAACCAAGAGCAGTATGGTCCCAAGCTATTTTATCGAAAGAATTATCAGAGAAGTTAAACCTTAGTATACTGTGATTAGTGAGGTCTGAATAAATAAAGAAATATACAGCATCACGATTATCATCATAGCAATCACCGATACAAGTATAAGTGGCACCGCTATAAGTAGAGTTATGCGTGAAACTGTGCGAATACAAAGTGTTCCCCTTCATGTTAGACACAACGTACTCATCTCCGTACTCGTTGGGA